CGTAACAGGATCTCCTATTACAAGAGCCAGATCAGGGATTACAGGCACGTCTTTTCGTATGACATTGACCCCAATTACTATCAAGACAAGTTTTGCATTGTGATGTTTGAGGCGAGGGCAATGCTTGAGCAATTCAAGCAGTACACCAACGGGCTGACTCTATGTCCGTTTGGGGGCCAGCCGTCAATTCCATTCAAGTGGACAATTGCAAAGCATACCGAGGAGAGGTGCGCAAGATACGGGACTCCGGCTGTCATTCTCTACTTTAGCGACGCCGACGATGCCGGCCACAAGATCTACGACGCCAGCATGCGCGACATTGTCGAGTGGTGCCGGTCTGAGATCGAGACCGTCTACTGCGGACTCACTAAGGAGCAAGCGATCAAGTACAAGGTCCCCGAGAATTTTGAAAAGCCGGGGCAGTTTCAATGGGAGGCGCTGACAGACCAGGCGGCACGGGAGATCATTACCCAAGGGATCAGCCAGCATTACGACACGAGCGCCAAAGGACGAGCCTCGCGACAGGGAGGACTGATCTCTCGCCAGGTCAACAGTGAGGTCAACAGAATACTGGCTCAAGAGAATTCGGTCGGAGGAGAGCAAGAGTGAGGCAACCAACAAACACCCTCACGCAAGACGTCGAGCGCGTCGTCCGGCAGAGATCCTTGCCGGGACTCGGCAGGGACAGCGAGTGGCTGTTGAGTAGGCACGCGCATGTGCCTACCAGGGTCCGGGTCCTGCGACGCAAGAGAGCCAGGGCGATCGAGGTGGCGTTACGGGCAGGGATGCCGGGAGGGCAGAGTTGATGTTATCAACCCTGACCTGCCGTGACTGTAAGTCCTTTAGACGGTATGGCATAGCAAAACCCCCCGACTCTGACGGCAGACCGGGTGCACGGGTAGAATTTTCTATGGCCAGATCTGAGGCAAAAAATGGCCGACTTTGACCGAAAAACAGCAAGTTTTCGCGAAATACGTACATTTCGCGAATTTCGCCTCCTGCCGGGGAGTTTCCATCTCAGGGATAGAAACTCTTTTTCTGAAAAAGAGTTTTGGCCATACGCGTGTGACCAAGTTGGAGTTGAGCATGATCGGACGAAAGCCTAAGAGCACCAAGCTAAAACTGATCGCCGGGACTGCGCGAAAGCACCGGCTGCACCCGGAGCCGACTGCGCCTGAGGACCGGCCGGAGCCTCCGGCAGACCTCGATCATGACGAGCGCAAACAATTTCTGAAAATGCGCCGGCGCGTCGAGGATCTCAGGATCGCGACGTCGGCAGACACCGAGGCGCTCGCCGTCCTGGCTTGCCGGCTGGCCGAGGTCGCGAGGCTCAGCGAGTTGATACGCAAGCTGGGGTCAATATACGTCCAGGAGCGCAAAGAGGGCGCTGGGTCGCCCGTGCGCGTCCTGAAGGCTAACCCAGCCGTCGCGCAACGCAGCGAGGCATGGCGACACATACAGAGCCTCCTGGCCGAGTTTGGACTCAGCCCGGCGAGTCGATCAAAGGTTACGGTCCCCGAGAAACAGCCGGAGGCGTCGCCGTGGGCGTCGATCGTGAAACGGTAGGTTGCCCAGAATTCAGGGCAACCTAAGTACGAAACGTGTTTCGCATTTGAGAGGAGCAAGTAATGAAACGAGACAAGACACACAAGGATCAAAACAAAACCTCCGGGGCAACTGGGGCGTCGCCATTTAGTGCCAAGCCTCCAGAGGATCCCCTGGTCGTTGCGCTAACGTGGATCGCGAAGAATATGACGACCCTCTCCGACAACCAAGCCAAACTCAATACTCATCAGGGTCTGCTCTCGTCCAACCAGAAACTAATGGCCGACTACACGCGAGAGTTGTTCGAGCTCTATAAAAGCCTCGATCGTCGCATAGAGGACGCCGTGTCGAGCCTCATTGTCCGACTCGATCAGATCGACGCAAAGATAGACCGGGTTATCGAGTCCATGGAGGCGACCGAGTACGAAACCGTGAGACGCAGTCTCGAGATCGTGAGGCACTGAATGGCAACCGACGACAGCGAGAAACTAGAGGACATTGACCGGCGCCTGTATCGGGTCGAGTGCGACACAAACGAGACCAAGAATATGGTCTCAGCGCTGGACACCGACACGCTCCTCGTCGAGCTGCGCGAGCTCAAGACCCTCATGCTCGCCGAGTACCAGGGGCGCGAGCGCGTGCGCGTGCCATTGCGCCCCAGGAGGCCGAGACAATGACGAGCATTCGAGCAGGGATCTCGGTCCCACTGGACGCGAGCCCGAGGCGTCTCAAGAGAGCGTACCGAAACCAGCACCGTATCGCCCGGCTGGCACGGCTCCGGGCGCTGAAATTTCAGCCCGTGACCCGGAGCGAGCGCGTGTGGCTGTCGGATGGGGAGGAGGAGGTTCCAACGATCGTTGAGACCTCCGACCAGGTCAGCTTATCGGACACGTCGTCCGACAAGCTGAAAGAGGGTCACTGAATGGCACGCAAGAAGAATGGTTGTAATACAACAATTATTCGGCGCGACTACGTCGCCATTGCCGACGGCTATCGCGACGACGTGATCGCCGGCCGGATCCGGGCGAGCAAGTGGGTCCGTCTCGCATGCGAGCGAGAGAAACGAGACCGTGAGCGCTCCGGTTGGGAGTACCAGTACAAACCCCAATGGGGCGTCAATGCCTGCAGGTTTATCGAGGCGCTGGGCCACGTCAAAGGTCAGTGGGCGCGAAACCGTGAGCGCATAGTCCTGCAGCCCTGGCAGGTATTTCTCGTCATGACGGTATTCTCCTGGTGCGAGACCGGGACCGACTACCGGCGTTTTCGGCAGGTGTACCTGGAGACTGCGCGACGTCAGGGTAAGTCATTGCTCTCTGCAGCCGTCGCTCTCTATGAGCTGGCTTGCTCAGGCGAGGCCGGAGGCGAGCTATACAGCGCTGCGACTACCAGAGACCAGGCGAGAATTATCTGGGAGATCAGCAAGAGCATGGTCGAGCGCGACGGCGACCTGCGCAGCCATTTCAATTTGGCGACCAGCGCCCACGCGATCTATCAGACCGAGACCTCCTCCTCATTCAAGGCACTCTCTGCGGAGGGCAACTCACTTGACGGCTTAAACAGCAGCATGCTCCTGATCGACGAGTTGCATGCTCACCGGACGCGCAAAGTCTACGACGTCCTGGAGACCTCGAAAGGATCACGGCGACAGCCGTTGTTATGGACCGTGACGACTGCAGGATCCGACAGAGGAGGTATTTGTTTCGAGGTCCGGGGATATATGTGCAAGGTCCTCGAAAATGTGCGCCAGGACGAGCGCGTATTCGCTGCGATCTATTGCCTGGACGACGACAGCGACTGGACCGACGAGAGCAACTGGGTCGCCTCCAACCCGAATTTGGGCGTGAGCATGGACGTGGTCGAGCTCCGGCAAATGGCTCTCAAGGCTGCAGCGACTCCGGCAGCGCTCTCGAATTTCTTGACCAAGCACATGAGCATGTGGGTCTCGGCAGAAAAATCCCTATTCAACATTCAGAAATGGGTCGAGCTCGGCGACCCTCACCTGACGCTCGAAATGTTCAAGGGGATGGAGTGCTACGCCGGCGTTGATCTCGCGCCCCGTCACGATCTCTGCGCGAAAGTCCTGCTATTCGAGGATCGCGACACGGGTCACTTCTACGCATTCGCCAGTCACTATCTCAACGAAGCCCAGGTCGCAGAGTCGACGGTCGCCGAGTACTCAGGCTGGGCGGGTGACGGCTGGATCCAGACGTGCCCCGGCAACTCGACCTCATACGAAATGATCGAGGACGAGCTGGATCGCGACGCAGCGACATTCTACGTGCGACAGGTTTTGTTTGATCCATTCAGCGCTCACCAGTTCGCCGGCCGGGCGACCGACCGGGGGCACAACATGATCGAGATGCGACCCTCGGTCCTGAATTTCAGCGAGGCGACCAAGAGACTCGACAGCCTGATCATGGACGGCAAAATTCACCACAACGGAGATCCGGTTTTCAGTTATTGCATTTCAAACTGCGTTGGACACTTTGATGCAAAGTCAAACGTCTACCCACGCAAAGAGCGCGAGGAGCAACCGATCGACTCTGCTATCGCGCTGATCATGTGTTTGAGCCGGTCAATTCTCGAGGACGGGTCCGGGTCGATCTACAACAACCCCGAGTCCGTCTGGATAACGTAAACAACAACGGGACCACCTCGTCCAAATTTGGACGAGGTCCTCAGTCACAGGAGAGAGAAATGGGTTTATTCAGCAGCAACAAAGTTGAGGACACAACGCAGCAACTCGCCGACAAACTGCGCGACCTGAAAAAGAGATGCTCCGAGGTCGACGATCGTGCCGAGCGTATCCGGCAGGACCGGACGGCGCCGGCTTACATGGCGCATTTTCTCGCCCGGCACTCCGGCGCGACGCCGACCGTCCTGGCTGACCTCATGGCAAAGTATAACGAGGCGCAAGTGGCCCAGGAGGCAGAGCGCAAACTCCACATTGAGGAGATCAAAACGACATACGAGGAGCTGGAGGTCAGGACGCAAAAATGCCGAATGGAGTCGGTCACGACCATTGAGTCCAGGATCCGGGAGCTGGACGACCGGCGTTTCATGCAGGAGGACAAGAATGATCGCAAGGACAAGGCCGACCCTCCACGCTGGGCAGTCGACAACAACGTAGACGCTATCAATGCGGCAAAAAAGATCCTGCAGGACGGCAAAGTCGCGATCATGCACATGGTCGAGTTTTCTGTCCCGGAGATCAGCGAGTTTCTGATCGACGTCCTGAATAGGGCAGACAATGTCCCACTTGAGCCCCAGCGCGAATATCTATCAGGCACTCAAGTCG